AGATGAGGATAGAGGCTATTGAGGTCAAAATTAACAACCCAATCATAGCGTCCTGGTTTCGGTTCCTTAACATATGCTCCTGCGTATTGTGTACTCTTAGTTGCTTCTTTCTTTGGTGGAATTGCAATCTTCCTTTTGTTTAATTCATTATAGATGTAGTTATCCCACATCCTAACCTGAGAAAAGATGTCTTCATAATTTACCTTAGCATCATAGGCCATAGTAAATGCTAAGTCAATCAATTTCATCTTCTCATCTAGTTTATCAACCAATCTAACATCGTGAATGTTATATTCAATAAACTTCTGCCAGTCCTTCTCATAGAACTCTTTGAATGTATCAAACTCAGAGTGGTCTAACTTCCTCTCATTGAGTTCAACCAAACAAATATGATCCAATTTATATGATTCTTGATTTGAATAAGTAAACTTTCTATACAACTCAAGATAATCTAATGTTGATATACCAAGTGTGTCTACAGCAAATTGTTTACGACCTCTAATAAAAATCTCACGCTGAGATACTAATCTCCAAGGAGAAAGAACTTTAACAAACTTCTCTCCTAAAATTCTATCAATACGGTTAGCAATGTAAGGCATATCAAACAACTGTACATTCCAACCAGTAACTATATCTGGGTAATTGTTTGTCCAATAATCCAAGAAGGCATTAAGCATTCCCTCTTCTGTTCTGAAGTGCATGTAGTCAACCTCAGAATCTCTGTTATCGAATGGCCTTGCTCCCCATACAGTAATCCGTTTAGTAAAGCTGTCCTTGATACTGATGGCAAGGATCTCTTGATCTGCTGATTCAATATCTGGAAATCCGTTCTCTGCTGCTGTCTCGATGTCAATTGTAAAAACACGGATCTTACTGGAGTCGAATTTAATTTCATCTTCTGGATGCTGCTCCGCAATATATTGATATAGGAATCTACTATTACCATAGATATCAAAATCTTCTACTTCTTTATACTGTTTTACAAAATCTCTTGCCTCAGTAATAGATCCAAACCTATGTGGTTCAACACAATCACCTTCTAATGTCCTCCATTCTGAATAGTTTTTACTAGGCAAAAATAGCGTGGGGTTGAAAGGAACCCTCACGCTATATCTGTCACCATTTTCATATCCACGAACTAACAGACGGTTACCTGCTTGCTCTACACTGGTGTAAAATTTCATTCAGTTAACACTTCTGGATTTGCTCCGTAGTACTTGGAAAGGGCATCCTTACCAGGCTCTACAAATGTTATTATATCAGAAGATCGCACAACTGTCTCCTTTTTATCAGCAAAAGGGATCCAGTCTGTCAAGTGTCCACCATCCACAACCATTGGTTCTATAAGGATGCAATCAGGATCACCAAACTGTACTCCTTCAATCTCCTCCACCTTCGCTATTATCCACTGATCCTTCAGTAGTAGCATCTGTACTTGTTGGTTCTCCATCTTGTTCCTCTGTGAATATTTGATCTCTAGTTATACCTGACTTCTCTCCTAATTCTTTAACATAAGTTTCAAGAATATTTTCATCTGGGAATGAAGCGGCAATGATATGATTACCAGAAATAACAAATTCACGCTCTGGACTGTACATACACCAGCGACTATATTTAATCGGTAGTGTACCATCATCATTTGCTTCACCCAAACTTAGAGTGAATGGTTCAACCATTTTATATCCTATAACCTTCTGTTCTTGATCACGAAGATCAGTGAACAAACAAAGAACTCTTTCTCCAGTAGTAAGAGTTACAATTCTGCAAGGGTGGTTAGTTTTCATTAGATTCTATCTCTTGTTTTTCTCTGATTTTATTTTCGTAAGCTTGTTGTAATCCAGGTTCGGGATTACTAACTGTCATTACACAGTCGTAAGGTAATTTATATTGGATATCATTTGAGTATGGATTCCACTTACTAAACCTAACCTTATACTCTGCACCAAGTTGTTCTGTAAGATACTGTGGTTCCTTTGTATCAAGATGGAGAACATAAGGTTCTTCCATCATAAGACAGATACCTTTCTTATCTTCTCCTTCATTATCAAAAATCTCTTTGAGTTCGGTGATAACCCTATCACCAGTTTTCATTGTTATTACTTGGACAGCCATATCGGTACTTCCTTTGGATATATTATAACGTAAAGAAGGGGAGCCGTCAAGCTCCCCTTTCTATTATGATGCAGATAAGGTTTTGAGTTCCTTACCAAACCAGAGTTTCTTTTTCTGTTCCTCTGGAATGTGCTTCTCTAGTGTAACAGTAAGAAGTCCGTTCTCAAAACTAACATCCTGTACTTCTACTCCGTCACCTAACTGCCAACCTCTCTCGAAGGATCTACTAGCGATTCCTCTGTGTTGGTACTTCTTGTTTTCTTTATCTTGCTGCCTTGCTCGAATAGTCAGAACATTCCTTTCTGTTGTGACTTCGATATCATCTCTTGAAAATCCAGCAAGAGCGACTTCCACACTGGTTCGACCATCAGATCTGTTAATGACATTGTAAGGTGGATAATTTGATCCAGCTCCTGCAAGAGCTTCAAGTCTGTTGAATGTTTCATCGAAACCAAGTGAAAAGGGAGTATAAGCATCCCAAAATGCTGTGGCTGTGTTGCCCATGATTGTGTCCTCCTAAAAGCGACTATGTGATTGGATCCCGAAGGCATCCATAACTAATTATAACACATGTCGTGTAAAAGGAAGTTCGGTAGAGGATCGGTTTACTCGACCACTTGCTTCTTTCTACCAATATTATATTTGGACTCTAAAGTCCATTCATTCTTCTCTTTAAAAGCTAACACTTTTATCTGATTCAATGGTGCTAGATCAGATATCTGTGCTGGAGTTACAATAGTAATCAATCCCCAATCTGCTAACAGTTGAATGATTCTATTCCTTCTCTGTACATCATTAGTAGAAAGATTAGTATTCTTTCCATCTAATGCAAATAGTTCTTTGAAGTGTACGATATAATACTTACCTTGCTTATGTAGAATATGACAGGATTGATATATCTTCTTTTCTTTCCTAGAAGCGACACCTATTCTTGTTAGTGTCTCTCTTACTTTTAAGAAATCATCTGGTTCACCCAGTGTGACTTCAACCATGTCTGATTGTTTCCACTGTATTTCATTTTCGCCCATTAGTGTTACCACCTTTTCTCAATAGATATGAAATTTTATCTAGTTGATCCTTGGTGAGAATCCTGAGTGCTTGCAGAGCCTTATCATCATTATAACCATAATACTCTTTAACTACATCAAGATAATCAATAGAATCTTTTCTAGTCCAAGGAGAGAATCTCTTCCTAGGTTTCACACTATTTAGTAAAAAATCGTACTGCATATGGTTTGGAATATGAGAATTCTTGTTCATCTCATTGGCATACAATACAGTGTCCGTAAACGATGACAGACATCTATTAATAACATAAGCAGGATACTTTTTAGCAGAATCCTTATCATCATGCAATATGTTCTTCTTCGATTGATTGATGCTGTATAGGTAATCTTTTAGTTGGTATGTCATTCCAGTGTCTTATAACGCCAGCAGTAATAAAGCAATTAGTAATAAGGTAAGTAATAAAGATAGTACTGCGAACAATACATACTGCATTATCATACCTTGAAGTCTTAGTATCCGAGAAACTTCCCAAGGCATACTTCCAAGTCCTCCATAATTCAATCATAACGCATTAAGTACCAATGGCAATAGTTGATGCTCACATTGTTGCACTGCTCTATGCAATGTTTCAGGAGTATCACCAGGAAGAATTGGTACTTCCTGCTGTTTTATTATAGCACCTGAATCAAGATGTTCGTTAACAAAGTGGACAGTACATCCTGTGGTTTCTTCCCCTGCCTCCATTGCTTGTTCGATAGCATGAAGTCCTTTGTACTTAGGAAGTAATGATGGATGTAAATTAATTATTCTACCAGGAAATTCATCACAGAATTTCTTAGAAACTATCTTCATCCAACCTGCCATCACTATCATATCAACTTCATATGCATGGAACAATGCAATGATCTCATCCTCATCCTTACTGTAACAAGATTGAACATTCAATCTCTCTGCTCTTTTCTTTGCTTTGCATTTCTTTTTATTGTACACCATAAGCACAATGTCATGCTTAGGACATGAGTGAACTATATTCTCAAAGTTTGTACCCTCTCCAGAGCACATTACTCCTATTCTCATTGTAGATACTCCACTATTTTAAGAATGCCATAAGCCGTGAATACTTGAGGAATAATAAATGCTACCATTGCTACGACCCAAAAAACATAGTAATAGTTTTCTTTATTCTGAGTTCTCATTTCTTCTCCTTAGAGCGATTGATTAGAGTAATAAACTTATCTGCTGCAAATGTACCTGCTAGGCACACATCAATCTCATCACCATCTTGCCAATTCTCAGTACCATCTTTCTTGGTATGAGCAAGTGCCTCAGTGAGATCATCAATAATCTTTTGAGTTATTTTCATTGTTCTATTCCATACTTCGATAGATCATATTTTGGCATTCTTAATGGTTCAACTTTCTCTCTTATTGGTTCTCCAATCTTAGACACCACATCTTCTACTATCTTCTTCTTAGATATATCATATGGTGATGGTGCATTTCTCATACACACTCTAATACATTGAAGTTCATCATCAGTAAAAGTAAATGTGTTACTCATTATCCGACCTGTTCCTCCAGTAGCACTGTATGCATATAATAGCTATTATAATACAGAACACCAGTATATTGTCAAGTATATTCTCCACAATTATCTTCGAGGAAAAACAATAGGTTCTTGTTTAGGAAGAGCTACCCAGTTCATAGAAACGCATGTCCTATGAGAATTGGTAGGTGGAACTTCATGCTGTACCAAACCATTAAATGCAATTATCATACCATTCTCAGGAGTAACTTCTACTTGATTTGAGAATCTTATAGGAGAACATCCTTCTCCAACATCAGCATAATAACAAAGAGAAAATGACATAGGCCAATGCCTATGAATCTTTGTATAATCTCCACTCAAATATTGCATACACCACAAATCAACCAATGCTACTGTAATTGTATTATCTTGAAGACTATGGTAAAGAAAATCAGCACATACTTCTATAAGTGGATTGAATCCCTCATACTTTTTATGAGCATCCCATCCACTATGCCATGCATTTACATTACTTGTATTTGATTCAGGATATTTCTCTCTGTAATCTTGAATCAATTCCTTAACTTTCAAATCTTCCCAATAAGGATAGATCCCATGAATAACATTCATGGGTTCCATAACTGTATGGTGTGTTATCTCATTTGAAAGTGGCATTGACGCTGACTACTTTGGCATTTGGGTTTCTAGCAAGAGCAACTTCTCTTGCTTCTTGATAGTTGCGAGCCTGTACTGTCTCTGTGAATACAGTACCAGACACATAGAGCTTTACTTCACACTTCATAGTTTGTAAGGACTAACTCCTTCCTTGATGCTTGATCTGTATTATAGCACCCTACAGACCTCATGGTGTAAGTATGTGCAAATTCCGCAGCTGTCCACTCCTTGAAACGATCCTTAACAATTTGGTCAGAATTATAAGATATTAGCATAGGGGAACAATAACTGTCACAGACCTGAGCAAAGACATCATGATCAAACTTTTTATGGAGACCACCCTTTCTACCATAGAGATTATCTTTTATATCATATGGTGGATCAAGATAAATGAACACATCTTTCTTATCCCATAACATTGCTTCATAAGAAAGGTTTGTTATTTTCCAATCTTGAATCAACTCTGCGTATTCTGGCAACCTATCAATTCCCTTAAGGGAGAAATTTGACTGGGATGCTTGGGCTGAGAAGGACGAGGACTCTGTGAGGCCAGAGAAACTACATTTATTAACAATAAAGAAACTAACAGCACGGCTGAAAGGAGATGACCGTCTGTAATCTTCTCCCAGATAGTCCTTTGATTCATTAAATAAACCTCTTGCTGTTTCTGGTTCTGGATTCTCTTCTTTAAGTCTTCTGATTTCTTTTGTAAGTTCATCACCATTATGTTGTAATTGTGTCCAGAAATCAAATAGAGGTGTGTATAAATCATTCACCCAAATACTAAGGTCTGGATACCTTTTAGTAATTGCTAGTGCTACAGATCCACCACCAAGAAAAGGTTCTCGAAATTCCTTATAGTTACCAAGGTCAGGAATAAACTGGAATAATTTAACCACTGCCCTAGACTTTCCACCTGGATATCTTAAAGGAGTCTTTAATGATTTTGTTGTTGCAGCCATGTTTAAAAATGATTTACTACTATGTTCGTTGTTATTACAATTCTCTCTTCATCAGATTGATTCTCTTCAGATGCATGGTTAGTATGTCCAGGAAAGATTAGGAAATCTCCTGTCTCCACAGGTATGGGTTGTAAGTAATCTCTCCAAGGACCAGGAGTTCTGTTTATATCCTTAGATCTAATTAGAAAACTTCCACCATTCTCAGGAACCTTCAAATAATATGCACACACAAATGAAACTTTATCACCATGATTATGCTCTATAGTTCTACCTCCTTTGTAATGGATATTAAACCATGAGTTCTCAATTAAAAAAAGTTTATCCGTTGAATGAAAACCATCAGTATACTTTATCCAATGAAACCCAGTGTCCTCTACTGGTACTAAAGTATGGTTCTTAACCCTAGGAGACTCATTAATCTGAAAATAAATCCCTTCTATCGCTTTATAAAGATGCGAATAGAAAGGAAGAAGTTCTTCAATTTTATGTGGACGGTACTGATTGCAAAGAACTGTAGAAAAAGAATCTCCTGTTTCTAAGGAAGATCCTAATTCCTTATCCTTCCTCAGCATTTCAATAGTGTCTTTGATCTCACCATAATTCTTTGGAGGAGCAAAGTTACCCTTCCAAACATAAGGAGTCTCTACTAGGACAGGATTAATCACTTGAATTCACAACTCATCATAATCTCTGTAAGACATGCTAACATATTAATCTCTTGATCAGGAACAATTGTTATGTCTTTCATGTACTTTGCAATAATAAGAACTGCTTCAGGGATAGAAGTAGGTTGCAATACACCATACAAACTATCATAGATCTTTCTCATTACCATACTTGGATCATTATCCAAGTGCTGTACTACCCACACCTTAACATTCTTAAAGTCTTTCTTCTTCAATGCTACCAACAGAGATTCAAAATTAGTGTCAGAAACATCAACGAGGATAGCAGCATCAATGGATCCAGCAGCAGAATAGCGTTGACACTCATTAATAAGCCTACGCCAATCAGGATAGTACCTTTTAATAAGTTTCGCCAGAACCTTGTCTTCAAATTTGACTTCTTCATTCTTCAATATCCATCTTAATCTTTCAAAGAACTGTCCTTGCAATGCTACAGATTTACCATTATTAACACGAAAATCAACCACTGTACATCTTGAATGTAATGGTTCGATAATTCTATTAATAAAATTGCAAGTAAAAATAAATCTACAGTTACTATGAAACTCCTCTACTGCTGCCCTGAGCGAGAGTTGAACATCATTGGTTGTGTTATCTGCCTCATCTATAATAACGACCTTGTGGGACGCTCCAGAGGTCAATGAGACCGTTGAAGCAAA